GTTGAATTTATTAATAGAACTTATTTATTAACCACTAAATAAAAATATTATGATCTTAGCTATGTATGTAATTGAAATTGGATCTAATTTAGCCATCAGTGCTAGTATTATGTTCTTATTATATCTTCTTGTTAGGGTTTGGATAGAGAAGAATAAAGAAGATTCAGGATTATGAAAAAGCCTCTTAAAGCACAATTTGACATAGAGAAAGCAGAGGATTTATATTTCTTAACTGTTTCCTTTCCAAATAGACATATAAATCTATACTTTACAGAAGAAGAACTAGAAGATTTAAAAAACACTATAAATAATATCGAATAAATAGATAATTATGATCACAACACCTTCAAAAGATATAGAATATCAAAGACAATTACAAAAGGTGCTTTATTATGAAAAGTTCTTACACCTTAGTAATAATAGAATTACAAAGAAAATCATAAAAGAGATTGCAGAAGAAATACAACGTATACAAATAACATAAATTGAATAAAAATGACTAAAATATATAAGTTACCAATAGACTATACAAAGCTACATTGGAAAGAAAAAAGAATAGTTAGAGAACAATATATTCAACAACAAGAACATAAATGTATATATTGTAAATGTAGTCTACAAGAGTCAGCACCAAAAGAAATAACAGACAAAGAAATAGATTGGAACTTATTTCCTCCTGATTTCTTAAAACATCCTGTACATTTACAACACTGTCATAAAATAGGAATGACAGAAGGAGCAGTACATGCTTACTGTAATGCAGTATCGTGGCAATATGATGGTAAATAATTTTATTCAAACTAAACAAAAAATCTAATAAAATGACTGAATCAATTATTATTACACTTATAATCACAGCTACAATATTACTTATCATAGCACTTATGCTACTCTTTATAAGTGATCATAACAACTCAAATTTTGAATCTATACTAATTTATTATCAAAACAAGAGAAGAGAAAAAATATTCATAAATTTACTTGATGAAGACATGCCAAAATACAATGAGTTTGTTAAATCAAACTGTAAAGATATACCTTAGGTATGATTGATAATATTTGGTAAACCTTTTAATTTAATACAATGAAAAAAGCAAATCTTCTTATCATACTAATACTAAGCACTGTACTTGCAATATTTGGTGTATTTAGTGAACATCCAATTGCTTTTATCACAGCATTAGCAATTTGGTTAATAACTATGACAATGCTCTCTAAAATTAAACCTAAATCCAGTACAAATCATGAAAAAACTTTCAAGACGAAATAAAACACTTATAGGAATGGGCGCTAATATGGAAGGCTCTTTTAAAGAAGGGTATTACTATATTGAAGAGGCTTTGTATTGCAATGAGGCTCAAACTATACACGATTTTTGTAAATATATTGACGACAAAATTGGTGGTGCCGGGCCTGCTAATTATGATATACTGTTTAAAGCTTTTACCAGTCCAGATAATAAGGAAGCTCAATTAGCTGCTATAAAAATTAAAACACAGTTAGATAAATTTAAAAAACTAAACATTAATTAAAATGAAAAACTTATTATTTGCAGTATTATTTATATTATCAATGTTATTTATTCTAATATCTGTAGCCCAAGACTACTTTATTCTATTTGGTTGTAGTTGTATTGGACTATTAATACTAAGTCTAATATTAGCCAAAGAAGACACCGAATTTAGCAGACAACAAGAAATAAAAGAAAAGTAACTTATTTTATAACCAGCCTAATTTAAAGTAAGCTAGTTGCAACACTTAGTTGTGACTAGCATTTTGTTAAACCAAAACCTTAAGACAATGAAACGTAAATTTTTCACATTAATAACATTCCTATTAATAGGAATAGTTGCCTGTACACAAACACAATATCCAGATGGAAGTACCTTTGAATTTACACACTACTCTGTCTATAAAAAAGACAGTCAAGTGTTTAATCAGCACACTCCAAACTATGCTACAGCAGCATCAGTGTTGATAGATAACAATACCATATTAATAAAATATGGTAGTACTAATCCTATTGAAATACTACTAAAACCTGTAACTACAATCCAGGTAAATAATAAATTAGGTATATTAATGTGTTACATGTTTGATATATACGGAGACAAACATTTCATTATGTTAGCAAATAATGACTTTGTAAGCACGTTTATACTTGAAAGACTCTCTACAGGTAGTAGGATTATATTATGCACTGAAGCCATTGATCCTGTTACCTGGATACAGAAATTTAGGACAGACGATAAAAATTTAAAAACCTATTAAAAACACACACATCATGTTAATCACTATCTATCACGAAGGTACCACAGAAGTATCTCGCAGAACAAAGGGGAAAAAGGCTAAGTTGAATCATGAAGACGTGCCTTTTGCATATACTAGGAGACTCTCTCCATCCAGAGTACCCAACAAACAAAGAGATTTTGTGTTTACTCGTAAGCCTGCTATTCAAACCATTGAATTAAGCGAAACTGCAGTAAACAATTTCACTCGTACATTACCATCTCGCACTATAATGAAGAAACACAATGTAGACTTCAAGACTTTTAACAGATTAGATCCTAAAAGAAGGATCTTGATGCATGTGGAAGACCTCGTGCACGATAGAGCGCCGGGAAGCGCTTTTAGAATTGATTAATTTAGTGAGGAAGAGCTAGTATTTTCTACTGGTTCTTCTTTAATTTTTCTAAAAAAATAGTTATGTTTACAAATCAAGATATAAAACTACTAAAAGAAAAAATAGAAGAACAAAATAGAAATCTCTTACTAAAAGAATGTTTTTATTATGTTACACCTATTACAAATGGTTACATATTGTACAAAAGCATCTTAAATTGATTAACATGAAACTGTACAGAAAAAAGGGAAGTACTCCAATGTATCCTTATGACAAAAAGATGATACTTACATCAGTGAGTATATCAGAAGCCGATAAACTTGCTGGTAGTCCTAAAGAAGGAGATATGATTGCATACAATCCAGATGATCCTATGGATAGATGGTTAATTGCAAAAAAATATTTTGAAGATAATTACGAAGAAATCTAAAATTATGGGGACGCACGGAATCGACAGGGTAATTGATGTATTAAGAGGGATAACGTATTATAACTGTATATTACGTAAAAGATCAGTTAAATAGTTAAATGGCGACATTCAACCAAATAATGCAATGGCTGAAGTGCGTAATGCACTCGAGAATAACATGCTGAGGACAGTAGTAGTCCAAGAAACAGAATACGCATAGACGTAAAGCTATCAACTTTTTATCTGTTTTGGGTATAATTATAAACAGATTGGTGGAACTTGACTGTTGTTTTTAGTCAGGCCCTTTTATCCTTTAACTCTTAATATAGCATTATGACTGGACGCGGGTTCAATTCCCGCCGTCTCCACATTGTTATTAAAATAAAAGAAAACTAGCGGACAAAGGAACATTGTCAAACAGACATAAAAAGACATGCTAGTGTCTTCATTCTCTTTATTAAAACTTAAAATTATGAAATTCACAAACAAAAGTTTATTTTACTTAATTCAAATTGTTTTTATAGTTACTTGTTTTTTTATGCCTAATTGGTTAAGTCCAGAATGGGAGCCAGATCCTACATTTTTAGATATAATTTTAGTTATTACAATGATTTTAGGAGCACTCCTAACTTTTATTTGGATAGTATTATTCCTTCTAAATTTACTAAAAGATGATATTAAATTTGAAATAAATATATCAGCACCATTTAAAGAAAGAAGACAACGACGTAAAGAAGGACAAAAACAACTTAATAAAGTTAATGACGAAATAATTAATGCTAAAAATAATGTAGAATTAGATATAGCCTTAAAGAAAAAAGATAATTTATTATGTCACTAAAATACCTAATTATGAAAGTAAAACAAATTACGATTATTATATCAGTAGGCATTAGTTGCCTATCTGTTTTAATATTCTTTTAAAAGAAGAAATAATTATTTCATTTTAACAAATTTAAATTTAAATTTATGAAAAAGACAGCACCATTTATCTTCCAACAAGCTGAAGAAGGTATTACTATTGTAGGTGAAATTACAGAAAAAGGCTTTGTAATTGGCACATCAAAATGTGGTAAAAACCAAGCATTTGACGCTGAACTAGGTGTATCTATTGCTATGGATAGACTTAAAAAACAACCGCAAGCAATAGTAGCGATAGAAAATACTCCAAAGACCGCAAAAACTTTGGAAAATTATTTTAACTTCTACGCCTTATTACAAGCTAATACTATGCAAAGAGCAAAACAATGGAGTCCACGTCTACCTAGAGTGGATAAACCAGACAATACAAAAACAGCACTAGGCGCTACTACAGTAGTAACTGTATAGTAAAAAAACAATTTTGGTTTAGATTTTGGATAGAAGAATCCAAAAGAGGGTTCTTCTTCTTTTTTACTAAACTTATTTTTAAACATTTTAAAACACATCTTAAATTATGTTAGAAACTTCAGGAATTAAAACAACATTCGGAAAAGTATCTGTGGACAATATTGAACCACATGCTTTTAAAGATCAATTTGACCGTGCGCAAGTACGACAGGTTGTAACAAAGCAGTATCCTTCTGCAAGACCAAACTCTAGTTTGGCTGGAGAATTTTTCTCCGGGGATGCCTTTGGTCTGGACACTACTGAGTACAATTCAAACCGTGTTTCCTGGTACACAGTACCTAAAGGAACAACTGTTGACCAGTTCAGCAAATTACTAGGTAAGGCTCATTTACAAGCTTATCGAAGTAATGACATCAATGATGTATTAAGTGACGAACAAAAATGGTCATTAAACAACACAGATCAGACACTTGAAAATTATCAAGACCGTTTTCGAGTCAAAAGAGCCGACGAAAAAGGAAATATTGTTGAATTAGAAGGCCCACCACAGTATGTTCAATACTTCTTGCAAACAACCTTTGTAGAAGATATTGATAAGCGAGTTACTACAACAACACCTGCAACAGCCCTTTCAGCAATGGACGCTGGTGCCGGAGTACCCTAATCCCGTATTAATAAAAGGGTGTGTCTAAGTGCCACCCAATTTTTCTACTGTTCATTAAAAATAAAAAAAATTGACATGAATAATAAAATGACTTGGATACGAATTCCTTTTTGGAAGGAATTCTTAGCGAAGAACTGGTTTAAATTAGTACTAATTGGATTTTTACTGTTTGTAGCAACTAAACAGAATGTATCTGCTACATTTAGCTGGTCAACAACTCCTGAATTAGCAGCACATAATATTGAGGCCATCCCACAACCCGATTCTATATCTCCTATAACAGTAGTACATGCAGGTTTAGTTACAACAAAACAACCTGCTAAAAATGAGTATGCTCCTATTTCAACAGAAGAGCTAAATACAATGGATGATAAAACTGCAGCTTATATTAACAGGTTCTCTCATATTGCTGTATCTGAAATGCATAAATACGGTATTCCTGCAAGTATTAAGCTTGCTCAAGGATTAATTGAAAGCCGTGCTGGTACTAGTCGTTTAGCTGTAAATAATAATAATCATTTTGGGATAAAATGCCATTCTAAAAAATGTAAAAAAGGACATTGTATTAATGCAACAGATGATCACCACAAAGATTTCTTTCGTATTTACGACAGTCCTTGGGAAAGTTGGAGAGCACACAGCATTTTAATTACTAAGGGTAGATATGTTAATCTTACAGGTTATGGCGTTGATTATAAAAAATGGGCGCATGGTCTCAAAAAAGCAGGTTATGCTACTGATAAACATTATGCTGGAAAATTGATTAGAGTAATAGAAGAATATAAACTCTATGAATACGATAAATAATAAATTGCGGGTTGAGAGCAATCTCTCCCGCAGTTTATATTATAATTAAAAATCTTTTCATTTTTAAAATATCAATAAATTTATCAAAATGAATATTTTTTGTAAAGAAATCAGAGCAAGAAAACCACAGAATTGGATAAAAGAATACCTTTCTAAAGGTTGTCCAGAAACCTATCATGATATAAAAGAAACTAGCCACCAATGTAGAAAAGGTTGTAATAGATCTTTCCGTGATTTAAAGTCTATGCTAGAAACTCGGTTTAAAAAACCTTTTACAAATACGGAGCTAATGGAAATATTAAAAACATACAGTGAAACTGCTTTTGGCATTTTAGGGGAAAACCTCGCATATACATATTTAGGATATTGTCCTGATATAGATGCGTATGTTATATTTAGAGTCGATTATCCAGGTAATATACACAACACTGTAGGTAATGAGCATAAGGACTATGCCGAATTAGATAAAACAGATTCTTTTAACTATTGTGGAAAAGCTTTAATAGCTTTAGTTAATTAATTATGGAAGTTATTTGTATTCGTGCTCCAGTAAATAGCAACCTAGTAAAAGGCCAACAATATAAAATAGTAGGCTCATCAAAATATACCTATAAAATAAAAACATATCCACAAGTCCTTTATCTGTTCCCAAATGAACCTGCACAAGCAACAGTAAGACAATATTCTAAAAAGCTTTTTACACCTACTAACAACGCTATGTGTCTATCTAAAAACATTGCGATTGGTTATGGAAGTAAAGAACGTTTGTCTAAATGCATAGTAAAAAAACTAGTAAAACACAAAGCAGGCATATACATTAAAAACCAACAAAGCGATTCTTGGAAAGAGTTGTTGAATAAATATTTTAATAAATATTCCCCTACTCATTATGCTACAGGTTTTTTCGTACCCACTTATAAAAATCCCGCTTGTACTATACAACAATGCCATTCGGCTAGAAGAAGTTTTAAAGATTTATTAACAATAGTAAACACCTACTATGAGGTAAGTATAGAAGAACTAGCAAATTATTTACTACGTCAAACTTTAGAAGGGGGGGATATGCAGTTATTTATGCAATATTGTAATGACGTTGAAGAGTTTGTTTGGAGAAGAACTTCTGTACTTTCAAAAACAAGCAGCATTAGCACCTTTATAGCTAGTGTACGTTATGGTTATGATAACTATACGTGTATTCCTAAGTATTCTTTAGACGATATAATAAAAGCTGCTACAAACTTGGAAAACCCCATTAATTTTAATTACAAGAGTTTAAAAATTACAATATGATAAAAACTGGTACAAGATGTTGTGCCTTCGGGCAAATATCAAGAGTAAACAATGAAACTACAATAAAAGATTTAAGTACACTATTAATACAACTTAAAAAAGAAGCAGAACAAAAACATAAAGTAGAAGATCCTTTTAATCAAGGCCAAACTAGTGTTTTTATAATGGCTACTATGCCTGCAGAAACCCCTTTAGTAGACAAATTACTACGACTAGGTTTCTCTAAAACACACATATTTGCTAGAAGAAACGGGTACCCAAAAGGTTGGATTGAAATGTACACTAAAAACTTAGTGCCGGTAACATACAAAACATACTAATGAAACATACACGCTGCAACTGTTCTGTGTGCATAAACAATATACATAAAGAAGTCTTTAAACTTAAAATACTTATGACTCTTATGTGTATTTTAACTATTATATTAATCTGGTGCAAATAAACAATGAAGTAACAGTAGGAAAACCTATAATCCATTTTCCTAAATGGAAAACTAGAAAAGGATTAGGCAAAATAGTAATACCAGTCAAATTTATAGATTATTTGCGTTTCCAAACAACAGGATTTAACAGTATGATTACTCATAAAAAGGGTTTAAATAAATATTGTTGTGAAATATGGAAATGTAGATATATTAGTGACGGTAAAACTATTACAGAAAACCTTAGATTTGAAGTAAAAATGGAAGAAGACAACTATAACGCGGGGTGGTCTTATAGAAATGAATATCTATCAGACTCTCCCTGCAGTTTAGTGGACAAACCAGAATTCTTTAATAATGGGGAAATAGACACAAGTGAAAATAACTTAGAATTAACAAAACGAAACATGTATGATTTAAACACTATAAATATTTTAAAAAAAATTATAAAGCAATCTACTAACAGTGAATTAATAAAAGCTGCTGGTAAAAAAATAGATTTTATAGCTAAACCAAGAAAAGAAACAGTAAAAGCATGGCTTGCAGTACCTAAAAAATTAAAAAACATATTAAGTGAAACTATTAACATACTCAGAACTACAGAAGAATGCCCTGGTAAAGCTGTTAAAGAAACTTTACCCAGAGAGCAACATCTCCGTTAGTATTAACAGATCAATAGTATATATAACAAAACGTATTAATCCCTCTTATGATAGTAGTGGTTACAATATAACGGAATTAATACTAGCAATAATTAAAGACCTGCTCTCTTTAAAAGAACGTAATACTTTTTATGAAAAAGTATTAGTACAACAACTTTTTAATCCTATAGAATATCTCGTGGGAGAGATAACAGAAAAGAAGATTACAAAGTTTCATGAGAAAAATTATATTAATAACACAAAACAAAGAGGTACCACTATCCATAAAGATACTCTCCCGTTTCCAGATACTTGCTATTGATACAGAAACAGAGAGATTTGATCCCCACACTTGTAAACTACTATCTTTACAAATAGGCAACGAACATGTTCAATATGTAATAGATGCTCAAACTGTAAACATAAAATTGTACAAGGAATTGTTAGAAACAAAAATTATATTAATGCATAATGCAAAGTTTGATCTACAATTTTTGTATCATCAAGGAATTATTCCTTTTGGAAATGTAATATGCACATATTTAGCAGAAAGAGTGCTCTCAATGGGAATAGATTCTCACAGAAAGAGTTTACAAGCCTGTGTATACAGGTATTTGAAAGTAATTATGCCTAAAGAGGTTAGAGGTTTAATACATAAACTAGGTATAAGAAATCAAAGAGTAGTTGAGTATGCGGCTAAGGATGTAGAGCATTTAGTGGAATTATGGCGCTACCAAGAACAGCTTCTGAAAGAAAAAGATTTATTAGATGCTTTAGCCTTAGATAATTTATATGTATGTGTATTAGCATATACAGAATATTTTGGATTTGGTATAAAAACAAGTAGTTGGACAAAATCCGCCAAACAAGATTTACTTGATTTAGAGGAGATAAAAAATACTTTAGACACAAATTTAATTAAATTAGGTTTACGTAAATTTATGAAACAACCTGATTTATTTAATCCTAAGTGGACTTCTAATGTAAACTGGAGTTCTTCTAAACAAGTAATACCGTTATTTAGAGATTTAGGACTAAATTTGCAGGTTAAAGATAAAAAAACTGGGGAATATAAAGATTCTGTAGAAGCCCCTGTTATTAAAAAACAAGTTAATTTACATCCTATAGTTCCTATATATTTACAGCATCAAAAAATCAAAAAGCTTACTACCACTTATGGACTAGACTTTTTAAGATCTGTAAATAAAGTGACAAGAAGAATCCACACAAATTTTGCTCAATTAATGAACACAGGCAGATTATCTAGTGGTGGCAATGGTTCTGTTAATTTACAGAACATTCCTGTTATTAAACGATCTCATTTTATTACAAAACCAGGAAACAAATTTATAGTATGCGATTACTCGGGTTAACACAATGGCCCCTTAAGGCAGTAATGTCTTAGGTAAGTTAATTAATTTAAAGTTTTTAAAATATATAATACATGGTAAAGAAAAAATCTACCCAATCATCTAAAGCAGATAAAGCTGTTATAGACCAAGATAGGGTAACAACAGTAAGATTAGACGGCCCCACAGGACGCTGGCATCCTACTATTGAAGTAGCTATAAGAGGAGAGTGCGACAGCCTTAGAATAAAAGAATTTGAAGGTGGTTGCGGTTTAGGCTGTATATACAGTTATTTAGATATAAGCACGATAGAAATAGCTAATAAACTATTAAAAACACTGTTTTCTTTTGTAGGAAAAAAAGGAACTCGTTCTTATTGTGATAATAATGAATATGTTAGCGCCTATGATGTCGGAGCAGTAATCTTTACAGCAGGTCAACCTTATTATGATCACCCCTTTGTAGTAGCCGCAACAGCATTTGGTTTTAAAAGAGTAAGCACTTATACTAATCTTAAACATTCTTCAACCTACTCACAAAGTTTATATTTATTTAAAATAGAATAAAAATGAAAAAGTTATTAAAAGCAATTGAAATAAGAAATAAATATCTTAATATGTCATTAGCTGACTTTATAGTTGTTTATGAGAAGCATTATAATGAGAAGGTAAGTAATGAAATGCTTGAACAATTCTCTTTTACTGGACTAAATAATGTTGATTTTTTAAACTATATGAATAAAATATAATTGAGCTTGCAGAAATAATTAAGTAACAACATTATTAACTATTAAAACAACTATTATTATGCGTAATTACAATTTCATTCTAGCTAAACAAATCATTAATTCTACAGAGAACCTAGTATCTGCTTCTTTAGGTATGCACGAAGATTGGTCCTGGACTGCTCAAGATGTTTGGAATAAAGAAGATGGTTATACTCATCCACTTTCTGATAATGTCAAAGAGATTTACGATGAGTATCAAGAAAAGTGTAAGAATGATGAACTACCTATATTTATTCAAGCTCCCAAAGATATGCTTCCAGAAGATACAATAGATGGTCAAATATGTAATCCTGATCTTGACAAATACCGTAACAACTTTCTTGGTGACATCATAGGTTCAAAATGGGCTACACCTGTTATTAAGCTTACTTTTGAAGATGACTCAACTAAAACCTTTTATTGTTTTACTGGTGATACTAAATCAGATGCTCTTGAAACTATTGAACAAGAAATGATTTGGACTGATGTAAAATAATAAAGCTTGGAAAGAATAGAACAGCTTGGTGGTCAAAGGTTGATACAAGTGCTGATAATTGTCTTGAAGAATTTGATCGTTTTATGAAGGAACATTTTTTACAATAAAAAAAATTAATTAACGAAAATTCCGAATCTAAGGTTAGTAGCCTTGGGGTTTAAACATAAAATATGAAAATTATTAATACTATTTTCTATTTTAATCTAAAAAATAAGTTTAAGCTAACGGGGAAAACCTTTAAAATAATTAAGTTATGCAAAAAGTAATAGACAGAGAATATAATTTAGATCCACTTTTAAAAAATGGATGGAAAATTAAAAATATAATTGAAACTAGCTCTGGTAAAAATTATATTATTGAAAAAGACAATCCCGTGCCGTCACTCACAAAAAGAGATTATACTATTTTATTAGAATTAACAAAAGGAGCTACAAATGTACATGATTATATAGCAGAAGATTTGTTAGATATAATAAAAAAATTACATCTTATTTTAAGAAACGGTGTAGAGACTGACAATGAGCAACCTATAACTAAATTAGCAGAATTAGTGGCTCCTTTAAGACATCCTAAATTTTATGATGATTATAAAGAAGGATTTTCCAATGGAGTGAAACATACATTAACATATTTTGGAGAAAATAAAAAGAAATTTACAAATAGAATTCCTACATATTTAAAATATGATGGAGATTATCGTAAATTTCCTAAATGGGAAAAAATTATAGCTTTTCAAAAAGTTGGAGAGTTATATGAAATAGCCCATACTGCAAAATTTGGATGGGTATGTACTAAAGAATGTAAATTTAAATAGGTTGATGAGACAGTCCGAACTATATGGTGACATATAGAACAAAGCAGAAATGACTTTGTCCCTGGAAACAGGAGTAACAACAAGCAAGAAACTCGCATACTAGCAGAATTTTCTCAAGACCAAGAATATATTAACTACATTTCTGACCCTACTAAGGATTTACATAGTTTAGTAGCATCCTTTGTATATCCCGAATTAAAAGATTTACCACACAAAATTATTGAAAGTACGCACTCTGATAAACGTCAGCGTATAAAACCAGGCACTTTCGCCATTCAATATGGCGGTAATGGAGCTACTATAGCTAATAATATAGGTATACCTATAGAGTTAGGAGATGTAGTATATAATTCCTTTTTAGCACAATTTCCGTCTATAGCAGAATACTGGGATAAAGTAGTTAAAGATGCTTTAAGTAAAGGCTATATTCTTATAAATAATGTAAGTAGACGAAAAAGCTTTATACCTAACTTTGAAGAGTTTAAAACATTAGAGCACGAAGTAAACAACTCAAGATTTTGGAGTAAATATAGAAAACAAAAAGCTTTAGATACTTTATTATTTAATGAAGAGTTAAAACCTAAAGTTAAGAGGTACTTTATGATTAAAGGAGCTATTAGTCGTAAGGCTATGAATTTTCCAATACAAGGTACAGGCGCAGATATGCTAAAGCTTGCAGCAATAAAACTTTATAGGCACATACTAGCTGATAATCTATGGGGCATAGTATTAATTCCTTGTAAAGTACATGATGAAATAATAAGTGAATGCCCCGAAGAATTAACAAATAAATATGCTAACATCATACAAGATTCTATGGAATCTGCTGGAAAAATATTTTGTTCACAAATACCTATGCCCGCAAAACCTATTATAAGCGATAGATGGGCACATTAATTTTATAATATGAATGCATCAGACATAAAAAAAACAGAGGACGTAGTAAAGCCAAAAGAAGAAGTAATTATTACTAATAATCGTTATGGTAGATATAATGTATTAACGAAACAGGTACCATACCAAGAGAATCTACTTTATGAAGTAACCATAAAAAATGGATTTTCACTTATAATAGAGTACAAACCTCTTCATGGTTACAATGTAAAGTTGTCGAAAGGGTTTACAAAAGTCGAATTTTTTTTACAAAGAAACTATAATTGTGGTTTAGCAGAATTGTTTGGCTACAAGTTTCCCTATGATTTAAGTGCAGAGAAACACAAACCGTTAATAAAAACACTTAATGATATATTAAATTCAGTACAAAACTGTAGATGCGCTTATAGTATCTTATTTAGTGACATTCTCTTTAGTGGTAATTACCAATTATACAGTTTTTGTAAAAGAAATGAACATTACAATGCTTTTTTTAAGTATTTAAAATTTAAATCAATGTTTGAGTACAGGAATCCAAATTATATGCATCAAGACAAAAGACATTTATACATGAGATATACAAATAATACTAAAACTTAAGTATGGTAGTATTTGTTAAATATTTAAGCGGTATGCCTAATTGTGGGCAAGACATGCATATAAAAGGTTGGTTAGGAGTAACAACTTCCAGAATAAGACTTTCTCTAGAAGAGATTATAGAGATGTTGGGTATAAAAAAACTTAAACCAGAGACGTGTATAAGAGTAGCCGAAAATATGTTTATGTGTATGATAGAAGCTGCAGTTAATCAAGGTCTTTCTGTAATAATAGATGGATATAATCTAGATACTGAAAAAATAGAAAGTTTAATCAATGACGCAGTATCTCAATGTCGTAAAGACGGGATTAATGTATCAGTAATTGGAACACCAGTAAAAAAAGTTGGTTATAATTTAGACGAGTACCTAATATTAAATAACAAAAGTGAGAACCCGGTATCAGAGTTTATTATTAGAAAACTTTATTTTAAATATATAAAGCCTAAAAATGACTACGCCGGTATTGGAGTGGCTTCTGAGTTAACTAATGCCTACCATAAAAATGAAAACAGAAGATAAATTAAAAGAAAAAATACAGCACGAGGCTACCAACTACATTTCTCAGTACGATAATTTATTTTTAGAATGGGCTACTTCAGCAGGAAAGACCTTAGCTGCGTTAAAAATAATAGACCGACTAAAAGGCAACTGGTACATCTTGTGTAAAGAAACTAATCATATAAATAACTGGTTAGAAGAAATTAACAAACATGGCTATCAACATCTATTAAAGTATATAACATTATTTTGTTATAGTTCTTTGCATAAGCATTTAAATACAAACGCTAATTTAATATTAGATGAGTGTCATGGAGCAATATCTGAATTAAGGATAGAAAGGATAAATACCATTCATTCAGAAAAAAGAGTGTTTTTAAGTGCTAAAATTCCAATACTTAAATATAGAGCTTTGGAAAAGTTATTTACTAATAAGAGTGTTTATAGGTTTACCATCTCAATGGATAATGCTATAAACAGCAACATGCTCCCTGAACCAACTATTTATATAGTAGACTGTGTTCTTAATGATGACAAAGTCACTGAAAAGTATATTAAAACAAAGGGTAAGGCTAAGAAAGCACTTAAATTCTTTTGTTCTGCTAAAGAAATGATTAGAAAATTAACTGAGTTAAAAAGAAAAAAGATAGATAATTATCAGTTAACAGTTAATTGCACTGAACAAGAATACTACCAACTAATAACTAAAGATATAAACTACTTTGGTAGAAGAGCTACTTTTAGTATCTTTTATAAGCACAAATGGTTAAATTTAGGCGCACAGAGAAAAACTTTTGTAGCTAATTGTAAAACTAAATATCTTAAACCTATTATAGAAAAACACAAAAGCTCTAGATTTGTATGTTTTACAGGAAGTATTAAACAATCAGAGCATTTTAGCAAGAATACTGTAAATAGTAACAGAGCTAAGGATAAGAACCAAATTATAATAGACAAGTTTAATAATGGTGAAATCTCTGAAATATTTGCAGTAAAAATGTTACGCGAATCTATGAATTTTAAAAACATAGAGGTAGGTATAGTTACACAACTTGATTCTGAGGAACTCTCATTTATTCAAATGCTGGGTAGATGCTTTAGGGCAGAACACCCAATAATTTATGTACTAGTTATGAGAAATACTAGAGACGAAGTCTATTTACAAAATGCTTTAAAAGAAATTGATCCTAAATTTATTAAAACTTATTAAAAATTATTAAAAATCTAAATTTCAATAAAGAAAAGATGAATATACAGAAAAGTAATAAACTTATAGCAGAATTTATGGGCGGTAAAATAATGTGGAAGACAGGAAAACATATTAACATTTCGGGTTATTATTTACCATATTTAGGTAAAAATGAAAATACTCTTACTGGTGAATATGAGGCTACTATAAACTCTTATGTGAGTGTTTCTGGGTTAAAATACCATAATTCTTGGGACTGGTTAATGCCTGTAGTTGAAAAGATACAAAATTTAGGAGTATCTACTAATATACATTATTATGCTGGTACTAATGTAAATGAGGCTACTATAAACTCTAGTGTAACCTTTTTAGGTTATAAAATGGAATATGATAATAGCGAATTTAAAACAAAAATGGAAGCTACTTATACTAGTGTGGTTAAATTTATAAGATGGTATAACAAACAAAAGAAAAAAAATGACACCGTCAAATAAATCTTTAAAAGAGAAAGTCTTAGATTATCTAAATGACTATAAAGGCGACTTAATACAATTAGCTAGAGATGATCCTGATTTTGAGCATCAGGTTACTGATATTGAAGAAACTATTGATGAGTTTGAAAACGTTTATATTATAGACGAAAACAACAGAGCATTTTAAAATAAATAAGAAACAGCAATAAATGTTAAATGAACAACTAATAGATAAATTGAATAGCTTAGAATTAGATAACTTAGATTCAGCTATAACTTATTTATTTTGTTTACGATACAGTTTATTAACAGATAATGTAATTATTTCTGATCATGACGAATTTTTATTAATTAGTAAGAACTTAATAGGCAGAAATGTCATAGACTATGAAACAGTTTCTACAGTATACCCAGAGACTTCTGATTTTATACAAGACTACCAAGAATTGTTTGATAAGAGTAATATAGGAATGCCTGGTAAGAAAGGTAATGCTAAAAGTGTATCAGGTAAAATGGCTAGATGGCGTAAAGATAATCCAGAATTCTCTGAAGAGGATATATTAAAGGCTACTAGTTACTATCTAAGTAACACTGATAAGCGTTACGTAAGAAGAGCTGATTACTTTATATTTAAAAGAGATACAGGTAGAGCTACAGAAGAGTCTAGTGAGCTATCTAATTGGGTAGGGGAACTAGATCAAAATACTACTGATTCCAGTGATTGGTCTTCTCAACAAATTTAATAAATAATTAAGTGATTTATGAAAAAAGTATTTCAATGTGATTTTTGCTCAACTACCAGAGACACAGAAACAGATATGGAACTACATGAACCAGTGTGCTCCTTTAATCCAATAAATAAACAATGCTGGACATGTGAACATAGAACAGAAGAAGGCGCTTCCATTTCAGGTTTTTGGAATGGATGCAATTTACATAATGATATTGACCATATAGAAGATTTTGGAGAAAAGGGATTATGTAAAGATTGGAAAACTTCATAAAACGAAATGACACGTAGCAGAAGAATAGCAATAGTATTAAAACAACATGTAAAGCAATCAAATGATATTGATTCCCCTACATTCTTAAATGATATGGACACTGTTATTGAGGAAGCAGTTATAAAAGCCTTTAATTCTGGTCGTTCATCTATGCTTAGGTCAGACAACCCAAATTGGAAAGGTGAGGATTACAATAATTTTGCAATCAAATAAAACGACTAGCTAATAAAATTATGGAAAAGTGACTGCATTAAGAGAGCATTCAATAGAGAAAAGAATTCAGGAATTAAAAGCCTTGAAGTTAAGAAGGGAATCAGGAAAATTTAACTTAATCCCTTTTTATGAACATTTACCTAGATTTAGCGAACAAGTTCCAGGATTCATTCCTGGAGTAATGTACAAGATTCTTTCTCAATCTGGTATAGGTAAAACTAAATTAGTTAAATTTCTTACTATTATAATGCCTTTTTATTATTTTAAAGTCTTTGGAGAGAAGTTCCATACTATTTACTTTGCTCTTGAGGAGAGTGAGAATGAGTTTATAGATAGTCTTATAGTGATGCTGTTAAAGATTAAATACAATATAAGAACAGATACACTAGCGCTAAGTAGTTACTATAAACACGCACTATCAGATGAGCTTCTAGTTAAAATAGAAGCTTGCTCAAAAGATGTGCAAGATATTTTAAACCACGTTACTATTATTGATAATGTATATAACCCTACTGGATGCTATAAAGCTTGTAGAGAAATATCTAAGCTTAAAGGTACACATATATATAGGAATGTAGAAATCAATGGTAAAACTGAAAAGATCTATTCTCACTACAAAGCAAATGATCCTGAAGAAAGAATTCTGGTAGTAGCAGACCACGTAGGATTAATGACTCCAGAATCAGGTAAATCACTACATCAAACAATGTCTATGTGGAGTATGGATTATTGTAAGAAGCAAATTAGTAAACACTGGGGCTGGATAGTTGTTAATGTACAACAATTAATGGCTGCTGGAGAGGATGTAGAACACTTTAAAAACAATAAATTAGAACCATCCTTAGACAAAGCAGCAGATAATAAAATTGTTATAAGAGATGATTATGTGGTATTAGGACTATTTGCTCCTGTACGCTATGAAATAACTAAACATCTTGGTTATGACGTAACTAAGTTGTTAGATAATTACAGATGTTTAAGTGTCTTAAAAAATCGTTTGGGAAGACCTGGATTAAAAATAGGTTTATACTTCGATGGAGCTACTAATGAGTTCTCTGAACTACCACTACCAGACAGTTTATCTATGCCAAAAGTTTATCAAGATATTTTAGATAACAATAAAAAGAAAAAATCTTGATGGAATTAGAATTGCCTGAAGTAAGGGCAAAAGCACATTCATTAAATCCTAGTAAGCTATTCTTATTTAGTCCACCAAAAACTGGAAAAACAGAATTACTTGCTAGTCTACCTAATAATCTTCTAATAGATTTAGAAGGAGGTAGTAACTACGTTGCAAATGCAGCAATCTTTAATGTTAAAGAGATTGCTAGAAAAGAAGATATTAGCGTATTAAGTGTCTTAAAAGGTATAGCAGATAAGATTAAACTTGAAAATGCTAAAGCTGGAGACTATATATATGATTACATCACACTTGATACTGTAACTGAACTAGAAGAAGTTGCTTGGGACTTGGCTACTAATATGTATAAAAATACCCCTATGGGTAAAACCTTTAAAGAAGCTACTGTTAGGAACTTACCTAACGGGGCTGGTTATGGGTACTTAAGAGAAGCCTTTAAAATAATATACCAAGAATTTAACGGTCTTAGCAGAAAATGTTTACTTTTAGCAGGTCATGTTAAAGATAAAAGTATTACCAAAGAAGGTAAGAGTTTGACAGCTAGAGATATAGATCTAACGGGTAAACTTAGAAATATAGTAGCTGCAGATGTAGACGCTATTGGTTTTATATACAGAATAAAAGACAAACCAATAAACATGATCTCATTTAAAACTAGTGAAGAATTAGTTTGTGGAGCACGACCACCACATTTATCTAATAAGGAATTCGTAATCTCTGAAAAATTAGAAACAGGAGAACTTATAACTTATTGGGAAGAAATTTTTAAACCGGAATAAAAAATAATATTCTATTTAATAACTAAACCAAAAAATTTTAAAATTTAATGAACGATTCTAAAACAACAATGTTTGGCGGTGAAAATACCGCAACATCATCAACTTTTAGTCTTTACACAGGACTAGCACCATTAACTTTATGTGCAGTAAACCCCTCTACCGAGGAATTGGCAGAACTTCTTGATAGAGACATAACCTGGACTCCTAATTATGAGCTAAGGGAAAATCCACACAACGGACGTATGGAACGTCCTATTACTTTCTGGGTAACTAGTGATTTAACTAAAGCATACACTCCAATTACATTCAATTTGTCCTTAAATACTGTGACTGCTGCCAATGGTAAAATGCGGTATATAGATAAATTAGGACAAAGTACTTATTATGTAACAGATAAACAAGAAATTATTGATAATGCTAAAGTAACTTGGATTGATACAGATTCTTTAGTACCTTTGCGATATGGTGAAGAAAATATTAATAACTTCATGCAAAGATTAGTAAAATATTCTCCAAAAAATGCAGATGCAGATTGGAGAGCTGACCTAAGCAAGTATAATATGACCTTTGATGAGTTATATAATAACAGCTTAGACGGCCTAAAAACCTTTATAGAATACACTAGAGACAACGAAATGCAGATTGTTGGTTTATATGTAGTAACCAAGAAAACAGTTGTTTCTGACGAAGGTGTAGAAACCTTCAAACACAGACAAGATATATTGTCCAATACAGATACATTCTTTAGTTACTATAACAAACTAGACGAAAGAATGCATAATAGGTTAAGAACTATAGTTAATAAGCGAATAGAACAGGGTTTAACTTTAACTACAAAACTCTATACATATAAATTCCAGGAATTTAATGAAGAAAATTGTACCAATATAGAAGGCGCAGTGCCTAATGAAACTGTGAGTCCGGCTACCCCTACTAATACTTGGCTTAAGTAAAATACTGAATAGGGGAGTGTAAGCTCCCCTATTTAATTATCATTTAAAATGATAGCTTATAAATTAGTTAGAAAGCTTAAAGACGGTAATTTAACCTCTTTGTTTATTAATAAAACAGAGAGAATACCTATCGGTATTTGGTTAGAAGCAAAAAATTATCCTACAAAAGGATATAAAATCAGACCATTCTGGCACTGTACTTCAGAAATGAAAGCACCACATTTAAGTCACAAGAACCGAGTATGGGTTAAAGTAGAATTAGACGGCGTTATAGAACTTGAAAGATCTGCATATCAAGGAGGAACATGGCTTTTAGCCAAGAAAATGAAAGTTTTACACGAAATTAATTAAATGGCAGACTATTAATAATAGCAGAATTAATTGAAAAAAAAAAAGAAATGTTTGGTGGAAGAACTATTACAATAGAAGAGGTATTAAAAAAAGTATCAGAAGAAGAACTTTTCAGATTAGCGCTGGGATATTATCCAAAAATAGGAAGATACTATAAGTCTCCTTTTAGACCAGACAAAACTCCGAGATGTCGATTTCAAGCATATCAAAACAAATTATATTTTGTAGATAATGCCAGGTATAAGGGTAAACTATCTTTTTCCCCTATAAGTATGTTAAAAGAACTAACTGGTAAAGCTGGTAACAGCTTATATAGTTACATCTTAGATAATACTTCTCATAGTAGTAACTTTACTAAAGTTCTTAGAACACAACAGCCTAAGTTTAAAGCACAGATTAGGTTTAAATATTTAGACTGGACTGTAGAAAATAATATATTTAACAATTTAGATATTCCGCATACCAGGTTATTTGCAGATAATACTTATCTAGTATCTGATTACTGGGTAACTACCAGGAAA